CTCTGGGGATCTGGGGCAGGGGTGCGGGGTCTCGCGCGCGGCAGCGCGAAACGGATCTCCTCGAGGACATGCGCTGCTGCGTACGGCCTCACCAGTTCGCAGGGCGGTCGTACCCGCTTGCTCCGGACTCCTCGGCGCCTGCCGGCGCCAAACCCCTCACCCCTGCCCCTCTCCCCCAAGGGGCGAGGGGACCCTGAGGGCGGCATCGCGTGGAAACCTACGATCTCATCATCCGCGGCGGCATCGCCGCCACGCCGAACGGCATCGCGCCGGCCGACGTCGCGGTGCGCGGCGGCCGCATCGCCGCGATCGGCGCGGTCGCCGGCAGCGCCGCCGCGGAGATCGCCGCCGCCGGCCTGCACGTCCTGCCGGGCGTCATCGACACCCAGGTGCATTTCCGCGAGCCCGGCCTCGAGCACAAGGAGGACCTCGCCACCGGCACCGCGGCGGCGGCACTCGGCGGCGTCACCGCCGTGTTCGAGATGCCCAACACCCGGCCGAGCACGCTGACCGCCGCCGATCTCGCCGACAAGTGCCGGCGCGCCAAGGGCCGCGTCTGGTGCGACATCGCCTTCTTCGTCGGCGCCGCCGCCGAGAACGCCGACCGGCTGGCGGAGCTGGAGCGGCTGCCCGGCTGCGCCGGCGTCAAGATGTTCATGGGCAGCTCCACCGGCAACCTGCTGGTGGCCGACGACGACACCATCCGCCGCGTCCTCCGCAACGGCCGCCGGCGCATGGCCGTGCACGCCGAGGACGAGGCGCGCCTGCGCGAGCGCTTCGCCCTGGTGCAGGACGGCGCCGACCCGGCGATGCATCCGGTCTGGCGCGACGTCGAGACGGCGGTGACGGCGACGGAGCGCCTGATGCGCCTCGCGCGCGAGGCCGGCCGGCGCGTGCACGTGCTGCACGTGACGACGGCGGAGGAGATCCCGATCCTCGCCGCCAACAAGGACCTCGCCACGGTCGAGACGACGCCGCAGCACCTCACCCTGGCGGCGCCCGACTGCTACCAACGCCTCGGCACCCTGGCGCAGATGAACCCGCCGATCCGCGAGGCGCGCCACCGCGACGCGCTCTGGCAGGCGGTCGGGCAGGGCGTCGTCGACTGCATCGGCTCCGACCACGCGCCGCACACGCGCGAGGAGAAGGCCAAGCCCTATCCGCAGTCGCCCTCCGGCATGCCCGGCGTGCAGACCCTGCTGCCGCTGCTGCTCGACCACATGAACGCCGGCCGGTTGACGCTGGAGCGCCTCGTCGACCTCACCAGCGCTCGCCCGGCTTGTATATACAACCTCGCCGGCAAGGGCCGCCTCGCCGTCGGCTACGACGCCGACCTCACCCTGGTCGACCTCAAGGCCCGCCGCACCATCCGCTCCTCCTGGATCGCCAGCCGCTGCGCCTGGACCCCCTTCGACGGCCTCGAGGTCACCGGCTGGCCGGTAGCGACCATCGTCCGCGGCCAGATCGTCATGCGCGACGACCAGCTGCTCGGAAATCCCTCCGGCGAGCTCGTCCGCTTCACCGAAACCCTCGCTCCCGGTCCGTAACGTGCCCGAAGTGCACTTCGTCAAGCCATTGAAAAACAAGGACGATTTTTTGATGCATGGGGTTGTTTTGCAGAGTCACATGTGGCATCCCATCTCATGCGTAAAAGGAGACCCGTCATGACCGCATGCATCGTCGGCTGGAGCCACACCCCCTTCGGCCGCCACGAGGGCCAGGACGTCGAGGCGCTGATCGGCCAGGTCGTCGGCAAGGCGCTGGCCGACGCCGGCGTCGCCGCTGCCGACATCGACGAGGTGTTCGTCGGCCAGATCAACGCCGGCTTCCAGCGCCAGGAGTTCCCCTCCTCGCTGGTGATGCAGAGCGCGCCGGAGCTGCGCTTCAAGCGCTCCACGCGCGTCGAGAACGCCTGCGCCACCGGCTCGGCCGCCATCCACGCCGGCCTCAACAGCATCGCCGCTCACCGTTCGCGCCTGGTGCTGGTCGTCGGCGTCGAGAAGATGACCGACACGCCCGGCCCGGAGATCGGCAACATCCTGATCAAGGCCAGCTATCTCAAGGAGGAGGGCGACACCGCCGGCGGCTTCGCCGGCATCTTCGCCAAGATCGCCCAGCTCTACTTCCAGAAGCACGGCGACCAGTCCGACGCGCTCGCCCGCATCGCCGCCAAGAACCACAGGAACGGCGTCGCCAACCCCTTCGCGCAGATGCGCAAGGACCTCGGCTACGACTTCTGCCGCGCCGAATCGGAGAAGAACCCGATCGTCGCGTGGCCGCTGAAACGCACCGACTGCAGCCTCGTCTCCGACGGTGCCGCCGCCGTCGTCCTGGCCGACGTCGAGACGGCAATGCGGCTGCGTAAGGCGATCTGGTTCCGTGCCGCCGAGCAGGCCAACGATTTCCTGCCCATGAGCCGCCGCGACATCACCCTCTTCGAAGGCGCGGAAATGGCTTGGCGGCGGGCGCTGGCGACCGCGCGGCTCGCGCTCGACGACCTTAGCCTGGTCGAGACGCACGACTGCTTCACCATCGCCGAGCTGATCGAGTACGAGGCGATGGGCCTGACGCCGAAGGGGCAGGGCGCCCGCGCCGCCGTCGAGGGCTGGACCGCGAAGGACGGCCGCCTGCCGGTCAACCCGTCGGGCGGGCTCAAGTCGAAGGGCCATCCGATCGGCGCCACCGGCGTGTCGATGCACGCCCTCTGCTCGATGCAGCTGATGGGCGAGGCCGGCGACATGCAGGTGAAGGACGCCAAGCTCGCCGGCATCTTCAACATGGGCGGTGCCGCCGTCGCCAACTACGTCAGCATCCTCGAGCGCCTGCGGTGAGCGCATGCGGGCGCTGATGCTGCGCGAGGCCGGAGGCAAGGTCTCCGGCGCGATCGAGGAGGTGGCGGAGAGCGCGCTGCCGGCCGGCGACGTCACCGTCGCCGTCCAGTACTCGACGCTGAACTACAAGGACGGCCTCATCCTGACCGGCCAGGGCCGCCTGGTCCGGCAGTACCCGCACATTCCCGGCGTCGACTTCGTCGGCACCGTCGAATCCTCGGACTCGCCGCAATGGAAGGCGGGCGACGCCGTGATCCTGACGGGCTGGCGCGTCGGCGAGACGCACTGGGGCGGCTATGCGCAGAAGGCGCGCGTCAAGGCGGATTGGCTGGTGCCGCTGCCGCCGGGCCTGACGCCGGAGCGCGCCATGGCGATCGGCACGGCCGGGTTCACGGCGATGCTGGCCGTGATGGCGCTCGAGAAGCACGGCATCGGGCCGGAGCGTGGGGAAATTCTTGTCACCGGCGCGGCCGGCGGGCTCGGCAGCGTCGCTACCGCCATCCTGGCCAGCCTCGGCTACAAGGTCGTTGCCTCGACGGGGCGCCCGGAGACGCACGACTATCTGACATCGCTCGGCGCCGCCGCGATCATCGACCGGGCCAGCATCGCCGCGCCATCGGGCAAGCCGCTCGATGCGGAGCGCTGGGCCGGCTGCATCGACTCCGTGGGCGGCGCGACCCTGGCGGCGATCCTGCCGCAAATGAGGTATCGCGGCGCCGTGGCCTCCTGCGGGCTCGCCGGCGGCAGCAAGCTGGAGACCACGGTGATTCCGTTCCTGCTGCGCGGAGTCAGCATCCTCGGCATCGATTCGGTCGCCTGTCCGCGGGCCGAGCGCACCGACGCCTGGGCGCGCCTGACCCGCGACCTGCCACCCGCCAAGCTCGACGCGACGATTCGGAAGGTCGGCCTCGCCGATTTGCTGCGGCTCGCTCCGGAGATCCTGGCCGGCAGGGTACGTGGACGGGTCGTCGTCGACGTTAACGAATAAACATCAAGTATTATCAACATTTTAGTTCGGCGCAGCCAACCGATCTCACCGAAATGCCACACCGCCGGGAGCGGCGGTTCCGTATGGTGCGCGTCACACAGAGCGGAGGAAATGGGGATGTTCTATACCGCGTTGTGCTTGTCCCTCTTTGGTGCCGCATACGCGTTCCTGGTGTCCCTGACGATCTTCTGACCCAACACGGTTTGCATCAAACGCCGGCCCGCCCGAGGTGAACTTGGGCGGGCCGTTGTGTTGTGCGCATTCCGTGATGCGTCCGGGACCGCTTCAGTTGCCCTCGCCCGAGCCGATGATGCGATAGACGTGCTTCACGTCCTTCGCCGCCAAGCGGATGTCCTTGGCCGGGTTGAACTGGTGCAGCACGATCTGATCGTCGCTGCGGCGCAGGAACTGCTTGATCATGCCGCGGCCGTCGGCGAGCTCCACGGCGACGAAGCAGTTCTTGGTCAGCGGTCGATTCGGATTCACGTACAGGATTTCGCCGGCGAAGTAGCGGGGCTCCATGCTGTCGCCGTCGACGTAGAGGGCAAAGGCATTGGCAGAGCCGGCCAACGCGGTCGGGCGCTGCACATACTCCTTGGCGTCGCCCTCGTTGAAGTAAAAGCCCTCGGCGCCGCCCTTGACCGCACCCATCACCGGCAGGTCGCGCCCCGGCATCGGCTGGGCAATCGGCTCGAAGCGGGCGATCGGCGGCAGGGTGGCGAGGGCCGTGGATCCGGCATCGACGCCGGCCAGCGCGAGCACGGCCCGCGGATCGACGCCCTTCGGGGCAAACAGCGCCGCCATATGCCGCATCAGTTCGATTGGCAGGAAGCGCCGCCGATAGCGGTCCTCGTAGTGCTGATAGCGCGTCAGCGCCCAGCCCAAGCTCTCCGATACTTCGCGCATCGACAAGCCCGCGCGTTCGCGCAAGACCTTGAGCTGGCGGGCAGCTTCGGACACTTCGGCCATAGCGGTTCTCCTCATCACGTTTACGCACGTAATCTCATATGCGATTCCCATTGACAAGTCAACGCGTGCCTCATAATATCGGTCCTAGAACAAACGGGGTACGATATCTGGGAGGCGCAACCGTGTCATATACAACTCGCAGCGAGCGGGGGACGAGACGCCGCCAGAGGCCCAGATGCCAGCAGCGCCGGTGCCTGTCCTGCGCCCAGTGGTTCAGCAGCGCCGGCGCCGGGGAACGCCTGTGCGAACTCCAGCGAAGACTGGGCCGACGCGATCGCCGCATGTCATGGGCACATCGCATGGTAAAGTCAATGGAATCAGTCAGTTGCGATCCAGAGCCTCGAGTCCGAGACATCAACAGAAAGGAGAGTGGGAGATGAGCGATCAGGTCAATAGGAGCTGGCAGGGGCAGGGACGGCGTGGCCGTCCAAACCTCGACAGGCCGCTCGTCGACCGGGGTACGGCGGAGCTGCAGGCGCATCGTGCCCGGCTGGCGGCCGGCGGCGACCCGGTCCTCGCCGAATATCCCCTCGGCCTGTTGCTGGCCCGCGGACTGGTCAGCCGCGAGCAGCATGAAGCCGGCTGCTACTACGCGTTCCTTTACGGGCGGGCCGTCGGCCGGACCCAGGTCAATTGCAGCTACCTGTTGGGTGCGCTCGCGGAGGGTTACGCGGATCGCCATGACCTGCCGGAGGCCGAACAGGCCAGGCTCCAGTCGTTGTTTCGCAAGGGAAAAAACCGTTTGCTGGCCTCCGGGCGCCGCGTCTGCGACGCGACGGAGAATCTTGTGGTCTTCGGTCGCATGCCGCGCTTCCTCGACACCGTACGTCTGCGGCCGGAGTCCGCGTGGCGCGCCGACGAGACCGAACTGGCCGCCGTCCGTCGCGGCCTCGATGTCCTCGTCGCGTGCTACGGCCGGGCCGCCGGCCGTCTCGGCCGGATGGACTTGCACCAGAGTCCGAGCCTCACACAAGCCGCCGAGTGAAGATTCTTCTTGACAGGAATAGGAGGCATGTCCTAAAGTACAAAAATTATGTGATGGGGTCGTGTGCCCGGGCGCGCGACCCCTTCTGCTTTTGGCCGCTCCGTCGCGGCTGCGCAAGGTCGACGGCTTCGCCTTGCGCGTCCCTCGTGGATGAGAGGATGCCGGGAGGCAACCCGGCGCCAGCCACAATCTGGGAGCACTGCGATGGGCGATTCGTCTTCCGTGCGGCCGCGCCGCGGCACGACTGCGCGGGCGGCGTAGAAGATCCGCAAGATGCAGCGCGCGATTGATGATCGCGTCGCTGCCGCCGACGCCAAGATAGACGCCTTGCATCAACCGCCTGTCGCATCGAGCCGGCGCAGATAGAAGGCATCCGGCCCTTCGCTCACGGTCAGGTCACGGACCCATCCGGTAGTGTCATGAGGTCTTCGAGATGAACGCCGCCATGGGCGACGTCGGGCGACGGGTAGGTCCAGAAGATACGAATCTGCTCTGGGTGTTGTGCTGAGGCTGGACTGTCGCCCATCGCCCTTGATGCACAAGGTCGGAAACGCGGCAAGCAGGATGCGCAATCTACTGCTCATGGATTTCTGCACAACCACAGATGGCAGTCCTCTATAGATATGCACGTCGTGTCAAGCTACCACCCCAACACCGCCGACCAACCGAAGGATTCAAGAGGAATATCGATGTCCCAGATGTCCGACTCCGAGCTCAAAGCCGTTCTCGCCGCCGAGATCGCCGATTCGCTCGCCCACCTCGGCGGCGAGCTGAGCGAACAGCGGCGCAAGGCTCTGCGCTACTACCTTGGCGAGCCGTTCGGCAATGAGGTCGAGGGGCGCAGCAAGGTCGTGTCGACGGAGGTCAGCGACACGATCGAGTGGATTTTGCCGTCATTGCTGAAAATCTTCACGGCGGGCGACGACGTCGTGCGATTCGAACCGACCGGGCCGGAGGACGAGGAGGTCGCCAAGCAGGCGACGGAATACGTCAACTGGATCTTCACGCGGGACAATTCGGGCTTCGTGATTCTCTATACGCTGTTCAAGGATGCGCTGTTGCAGAAGAACGGCATCGCCAAGCTGTGGTGGGAGGAGGGCGAGACCGCTACCCGCGAGAGCTACACGCGCAAGACCTTCGAGGAGATGCAACTGATCCTTGCCGATCCGGACGTGGAGCCGATCGCGCACAGTGAGTACCAGGATACCGGCATCGCCATCGGGGCGAACGGCCTCCCGGCCGAGACGGCCGTCTCCTACCACGATCTCGTCGTAAAGCGCCGACGCAGGAGCGGCGCGGTGCGCATCATGAGCGTGCCGCCGGAGGAATTCCTGATCTCACGCCGGGCGCGATCGATCGAGGACGCGCCGTTCGTCGCCCATCGCCTGCGCAAGACGGTCTCGGAGCTCATCGAGATGGGCTACGCGCGCGACCTCGTCGAGCGCCTGCCCGGCGCCGAGGACGATGATCCAACCGCGGAACGGCGCGAGCGCTTCAATATCGAGGACGATCCGGACCGCACGGCGGCCGATGGCCCGAACCGCTCGATGCGCGAGGTCTGGATTACCGAGTGCTACATCCGCTGCGACTGGGACGGGGACGGCATCGCCGAGCGGCGCAAGGTGACGGTCGCCGGCAGCGGCCAGGAGATCCTCGACAACGAGCCGTGGGACGGCCCGCTGCCCTTCGTGTCGCTGACGCCGATCATCATGCCGCACCGGTTCTTCGGCCTTTCGGTCGCCGACCTCGTCATGGACCTGCAGCTGATCAAGTCGACGATCGTGCGGCAGATCCTCGACAACCTCTACCTGAGCAACAACGGCCGGCACATCATCAGCGACCAGGTGAACCTGGACGATATGATGACGGCTCGGCCCGGCGGCATCGTGCGCCTGAAGAACGGCGCGCTGCCGGGGCAGGGGCACATCGTGCCGCTCGACACGCCGATGGTGGCGGCGCAGGCGTTCCCGATGCTGGAGTATCTCGACGGCGTGCGCGAGAACCGCACCGGCGTGACGCGCTATATGCAGGGCATCGACGCCGATAGCCTGAACAAGACGGCCACCGGCATCAGCCAGATCATGACCGCCGCGCAGCAGCGCGTGGAGCTTATCGCCCGGGTGTTCGCCGAGACAGGCGTCAAGGACCTGTTCCGCAAGATCCTCGAGCTCGTCGGGAGGCATCAGAGCGCGCCGCGCATCATCCGGCTGCGCAACCGCTGGGTGCCCATGGACCCGCGCCAGTGGACGACGCAGATGGACGTCTCGATCAACGTCGGGCTCGGCACCGGCAACAAGGACCAGATGCTGATGCACCTGCGCAGCCTGCTGGAGATCCAGGTGCAGGCGATCCGCATGCAGGGCGGGGTCGACGGGCCGCTGGTGCGGCTCGAGAACGTGTACAACACGCTGGCCAAGCTCGTGGAGAACGCCGGCCTCAAGAGCCCGGACGCGTACTTCACCGATCCGGCGCAGCGCCCGCCGGCGCCGCCGGCCCCCGCGGGGCCGCAACCGGATCCGGCGATGCTGGCGGTCCAGCAGCAGGCGCAGCTGGCCGCGGCGCGGCTCGCCTTCGACCGGCAGCGCGCCGCCGCAGACCTGGCGCTCGACCAGGCCAGACTCGCTGCCGACGTGGCGATGAAGCGCGACGCCCTGGCCTTGAAGGCGCGACAGGCGGGCCTGGCATGACGCTCGAACAAGAATCCCGCCGCGGCGAGCAGGCGAAACGACTGCTCGACGACCCGCTGCTGCAGGAGGCGTTTGCGACTATCGACTCGTCGCTGCGGGACGCTTGGTCTGCAACCACCGCCGACGCGACTGATGAACGCGAGCGCCTGTGGTTGATGCTCAAGCTGCTCGAGCGAGTACGGACACACCTGTCCCAGGTCCTGGAAACCGGAAAGTTGGCCGACCGGCAGCTGGCCGGCTGACATCGTCGCCATCAACTTCTGTCTCACTGGCTGACCTGTCGGCCTCGCGCAGATAGGTCCTGACATTCCAATGCGGCGGCGCTGCCACTCGGCAGGCCGCCTTTTTTTGTTCCGAGGGAGATCCCACACATGCCGTTCTATCAGGGAGGCGGCCGCTATGAGCGGCCGTCGATGGCGTATCCGCGTCCGGGCGCAGTGCCGATGGGCCTGCTGTCCGACGAGCTTTGGCCCGTCGCGCAGTTCGCATCGACCGGAGGAGGCTTCGCCGGACGGCGGCGATCCACGCCTCGGGAGGATTCGGTCGATACGGGGGCCGGCAAGCAGCCGGTCGACACTACCGCAGACGATGAGCCCACCGGGCTACCCGCAAGCGTGATCAATTTGTACCGCGAGAGGCTTGACCAAGTAGGCCAAGACTACCTCGCGCATGGACCCCGCACATTCGAAGAGCAGCTGGCCTATGCCCAATGGGTCCGGCCGAATGCGCATGAGAATGCCAGGCGTGCTTCCAACGAAGATCAGCTGCGATTCAGGCAGGGGCGCGACGTCGACTGGGCGAACAACTTCGTCGGACCCGACGGCATCGTCTATGTACGCGACCACTGGACGGGGGAGGAGAAGCCAGAAGCACGGATCTTCCGAGCCCAAGAAAAAATGGTCGGTGGGTTCAAGCGGCCCAAGCTCGACGACCTGCTGAACGAGTTCGATCTTCCGGATCCTCTCGAAGGAGTTGGTCCGGAAACGAAGGCTAAGCTGGCGGAAGTCGAGCCCCCGGTTTCGGCGGACGAAGCGGCGTGGCGCGCGTGGGCCCGCGATCAGAAGGTCAATCCGGCTACCTGGTTCAAGGGAGAGAAGCTGCCCGACTCCGACCAGACGGCCTATTGGTTTGGCGACACGCGCGACGTACCGCCGGTTGCCGCCGGCATGACCTTCGTCGGTCCTGATGGATTCATCTACGAGCGGAACGACGTCACCCGGGAGGACCGCGCGACGCAGGTCTCTCGGGCTCTGGAAGAGATGTGGGCCAGGGAAGCGCTTCGCGACACCCCTCTCTCTTTCCAGGAAGCGTACGACCGAGCACTTGCCGCAGGTGCGGTATTTCCAGGAACGAACCTGGGGCGCGGATATGTCCCGACAACGAGGGTCTTTGGCCCGAATTCGGCAGCCGGGCTCCCCGGCCACACATGGCGGCCCCCCTTTGTCCAGGAGGTTCTTCGGGCGCTGAAGCGCTGGGGAAGGCTCGGCAATCCTAAGACACGCGCCTTGAACGCCCGCCTGGCGAGAGCCGGAGAGAGTGCGTTGTGGGAGCACACGCATGGCGCAACGGATGCCCAGGGTAGGAGTATGAAGGAGGAATACATCCCGAATCCGTTGGGAGATTTCAACCTTGACGGCCGAAAGGGCTCCAACTTCGTTGACGTGACCCTCACCGGTCCACAGATACTGACGCGATTCGGACCGAAAAACAGAATGACGCGCGTTCAAAGCATGACGATAGATCGACGGACGGGCAAGCCGACACCGGAAGAACTCGAGACTCTGCTGAAGATCTTCAAGCGGGTTGGCGGAAACGTCATTGGAGTGCCCAAAGATCCACGCGACGACTGAGACATGGTCTCGACATTTCAGTTGCGCGTGTAACCTGTGTGTTCTACAATCGTAGATTGTAGCGCCAGTACTGCGCTGACGAAAGGTGAAATCCGGGCGCTGTGATGCGTAACGATCGATGGCCGTATCGCTTCAAGCAACGCATGGTCGTCTTTCTGCGCAAGGACGAGGCCATCTTTTCCGAAGCGTTGCGGGAAAGTTTCCCGCACGTGATGTTTCTCAGCGATTCCTGGGAGGGAGAGAGGACGTACGATAGCATTCTCCAAGTTCCCGGGATCAAGGTGAGTATCCTTTTTCCACAGGACGGGTACTGGCAGCCGATGCCGGCGTTCGATCCGGAGACCGGTGAGCGAGACGGATATGTCGGCCTCAGCGACAATCGGTGGTTTGGCTTTTTGCGAGGCGGCTGGAGTGGCCTTGGCGATTTCGATTGGCCGGGGCGAGCGAAACTCGCGTACGATCCGCCAACACCGGAGCTCGGAAACATTCAAGGCTCCTACAGCGTGTTAGATCCTGACAATGCGACGTTTCTCGCGATCACGAGCAAAGTATGGAAGATAATCGGGCGGATCGCGACTAATCGGGTCAAATTCGGGCATCCGCTCGGCAATAGGCTTGAAGGACGCGAGCGTCAGCTAATGGCTGACGCCAAAGGGCACACGGAATGGTTCGGTCACAGCGCGCTCGAATGGTGCCGCGACGGGATTCGAAATGGCGAGCGGCGCATGCTCTGCGGAAACCGCCGACCTGCCGACGACTGGGAGGTGCCGACCAATTCGTGGTACCAGTCGCTGCGTCGAAAAGTTGAGGAACAATACGGCCATGATCTCGATGACCCACCGGCGTGTGACATCGGACAGGATCGATTGGCGCACGGAAACTGATGGTGATCACGGATGGCTCGCTCCCGCACGCGCCGTATCTGATATACCTGAGGCCAATGCGCCGATCTGCATCCGAGACCACAAAAACGCCTGATTCCTGTACAGCCGCTGGTTGTCCGAGATCGACCCCGCAATCGATGCTCAGAGCTTTGCGGGGAAAGTAATCTCCCGGCGACTGTCATACTGGCTCATTGACGGTCACCCACGATCCCGGATTGCGATACGCGAGCAGGGCCACTGCCTTTCTTGTCACATTGAAGGAGCTACGCATGACCGACGCAGCGACGCCGGAGACGGCAACTGCACCCGAAGTCCACGATCTCGCCAGCGCAGCACGCGCGATCGAGAAGATCATCCGCCGTGAAACGGCGCCGGACCCGAACGAAGGTGGCAAGGAGACACCGGCGGACGATGACGATCCGGAGAACGCGGATGAAGAGGCTGGCGCCGACGAGGAGGAGATCGAGCACGATCCCGGAGTCGACGACGATGATGAGGAGCAGGCGGAAGACGACGGCGAGCCGGAAGAGGCGCGCTACAAGGTCAAGGTCGGCGGCGAGGAGACCGACGTCACGCTCAAGGAGCTGATCAAGGGCTACCAGCGTGGCGCCGACTACACTAAGAAGACCATGCGCCTGGCCGATGAGCGGCGCTCGGTCGAACGGGCGAAGACGGATCTCGAGCAGGAGCGGACGGCGATGGCGCTCGAGCGCGCCGCCCATGCCGAGCGCCTCAACGGCCGCATCCCGGCGCTGAAGCAGCAACTCGCCCAGTTCGACGGCATCGACTGGAACCGGCTGTCGGGCGAGAACCCGACGCTCTTCGCCCAGGCCAAGCCGCTGTTCGATTCGCTCTCCCAGCAGCTGCAGCAGGCAGAGGCCGAGCGCCAGGAGCATGCGGAGCGGGACCGTCAGCGTCGGCTCCAGGCTACCCAGGCGCATCAGGACTATATCGCCGAGCAGAAACGGGCCCTCATCGCGAGGCACCCCGAAATGGCAGATCCAGCAAAAGGACGGCAGGAGACCGCCGCCTTGACGCGGTACTTGATCGACACTGGCTACCGGCAGGACGAGCTGTCGCGCCTGGTCGATCACCGCGATTTCATACTCGCCCGCAAGGCGATGCTCTACGACCGCCTGATGGCGAACAGGGACAAGGTCAAGCAGACGGTGGCCGCGCTTCCCCGGGTGCAGAAGCCCGGCACGGCGCGCGGATCGCGCACCGGCGCCGCCGAGCGGCGCGCCAAGCTGATGACTCGATTGGAACGCACCGGCCGGACGGAAGATGCCGCCCGGCTCATCGAAGACATGCTCTAGCAACAGGAGATCGTGCCCATGGCACAACCGACCAATACCTTCGATTCCTACGATGCGATCGGCAACAAGGATGACCTCAGCGACGTCATCTACAACCTGTCGCCGACGCAGACGCCGTTCCTGTCCATGGCCCAGCGGCTGAAGGCCAGGAACACCTTCCACGAATGGCAGACCGACTCGCTCGCGGCCGCGGCGCAGAACGCCGTGGTCGAGGGCGACGACGCCACGCTCGACGGCGCGTCCCCGACCCAGCGTGTCGGCAACTACACGCAGATCTCGGACAAGACTGTCGTCGTCAGCGGCACCCAGGAGACCGTCGACAAGGCCGGCCGCAAGTCGGAGCTGAGCTACCAGATCGCGAAGAAGTCCAAGGAACTGAAGCGCGACATGGAGTTCATCCTGACCGGCAACCAGGCCTCGGCCGCCGGCAGCTCGTCCGTCGCCCGCACCACGGGCTCGGTCGAGGCGTGGCTCACCAGCAACGTCAGCCGCGGCTCGGGCGGCGCCTCCGGCGGCTTCTCCGGCGGCCTCGTCAGCGCCGCGACCGACGGCACCCAGCGAGCCTACACCGAGGCGTTGCTGAAGAACGTCATCCAGTCCTGCTGGGCCAACGGCGGCGATCCTTCGACCATCATCGTCGGGCCGAAGAACAAGGCGGTGGGCTCCACCTTCACCGGCATTGCGACGCAGTATCGCGAGAACGCCGGCACGAAGCAGGCCACCATCATCGCCGGCGCCGACGTCTATGTCAGCGACTTCGGCGAGCACCGCATCTATCCTTCGCGCTTCTCGCGCGACCGGTCGGTGCTGGTGCTCGACATGGAGTACTGGGGCTGCGCCTACCTGCGGCCGTTCCAGCAGGTCGAGCTGGCCAAGACCGGCGACAGCGAGAAGCGCCAGCTCCTCGTCGAGTACGCGCTGGTCGCCAAGCAGCAGGCCTCGTCCGGCGTGGTCGCCGACCTGACGACGCCGTAACGGTCTAAGCACCTCTCGCACGCAAGGCGGGCGGCCCCTTCGGGCCGCCCGTTTTCGTTTCAGCACACCTAAGGAGGAACGTTGGATCATGCTCTATCCGAGAACCAGTGGCCTGCCAACACGGCTGCAGCTTGCTGCCTATCGTCGTTCGCCAAGGACCGGCCTGCTCGATGCTTTCGAGCACCCCTCACTTGTGCGGATTTCAGAGGACACGGAAGCAGGTGCGCGCATGTCGCCCGTGCCAGGGCTTGACGGCCAGAGTGGGCTTTTGGATGTGTTCGGGGACACGGCTGCGAATTCAAGAGCCACGACGGGCCGCCCCGCGACCCCGATCCAGTTCCTCGGCCGGCATCCAGAGGTGCCAAAGAGTGCACAGGATAGCTCGGCCCTACGTGATTTCGGTACAGCCGTCGCCGACGCGTACCTACAAGCCGGCCGCGACATGTGGACCGGCTATCTCACTGGTGCGTCCGGCATGTACAACACGGCTGGAAATGCGGTCGGACTGATCAACGATCTGAACGACTTCTCTCTCCGAAACGGCGGCATCGGCGTAAGAGGCGTACGCCCACTGTGGAGTGCCGCAGAAGAATGGCTGCACGACGCGTCGGCGCGCGTCGCACCGGCACCGGAAGATCTGCCGCAGACATTCCACGGAAAGCTCTATTCCACGATCGGCCAGGCACCTGGGGAATTTGCGCAGTACCTCGCAGGCGTACGGTTGCTCCGACCTGTCCTCGGAATCGCGTCGCTGGACGCCCTCCGAGAAGCCGACAAGGGATGGGAGGCGGCGGCAAGCGCAGGCGCGAAGGGTGCCGCGCTGGGGTGGGCCGCGAAGGCCCTTGAGCCATTGAATTGGATTGCGAGATCGGCAGGGCTAGGTAGCGTCGGGGCGGCATCGACACTCACGGAGGGCGGCAGCGTTGAGAGTGCGCTGGAAGATGGTGCGATCTTTGGCCTGCTTGGAGCGATGGGCCGCGCTCCCGCGGAGAGCTTGCCAAGAACAACGCTTCTTCAAGCGGCACACACCGAGTTTCTTGAAGCCGCAGCGCACGCCCGAAACAGGCTGGACGTCATAAGGGGGCTGACTCCTAGGAGGCGGCGACAAGAGATCATTCAGATCAATAGGGTTCCTGGCCTGCGCCTGCAGGACGTCGCACGCGCGAGCGACGACCTCTCTGCGTACCGTACGACACCCGGAATGAAATACGAGCTTCCAGCGAATCCGTTGTTGCGCGAGTCCCGAATCTACGACTATGGGCGCCAGCGGAAGGACACGGGATTCCAGGACATCGAAGTCAAGAGGGAGAGGGCGAGGACTCCGAGAGCCCAGCGGCTTGCTGATGATCTTAGACGGCGTCAGGGCGCTCAGATCGTCGAACGGCGCGAGAATGAGATTCTCAAGCGGGCGCAGATGCAACTTAGACCGGAAACCAGCTTCGATCGTGAGCTGGTTGATCTTCTTCGCACCGTCCGAGAGTTCATTCGCAAGCGTCGCAGGTTGGATTAGATTGAGCCAGCTTGCTGCTTGGTTTTGGTACCCCGTGCCACGCGTTAGACGATGGTCACGGAGAGCATCTGTCCTGCCTGTTCCATCGGAGCATTCGATTCCATCAGAAGTACTTGCCGAGGTTAGATTCGGTAACGCCAGCATCGCTCGAAGATTCTTCTTGACAGCCATAAGACCATCGTCCTATAATGCGTTAATTATGTGATGCCGTGGTGTGACTGACGGCGTCCAGAAATCCCGATAATCTCGCGCCCTGATGATCGCAGCCGCCCCAGGCGGCCGCGCCCGTTCTGTTTGGCAGGTACCATGAACCGTCGTTTGCTGGACTTCGATGCTCGGACGGGGATCGCCGAGTATCACATCTATGACTCGCTCCCCGACCGCACGATCATCGAGACGGTGCAGGACGTGGCGCCGATCCTGGAGCGCAACCGGGCGCTGCAGAATGCCGATGATCGAGGGTGGACCCCGTCCCGCGACCTGAGGCGGGCGGCGACGATCCCGGATATCGTCGTGCTGAAGTGGCGCAAGGACTATGGCATCGATGTCTTCAACCGCGACCATTGGCCGGCGGTGAAGCGGCTGCTCAACGATCCGGAGTGGCGCTATCTGCGGACCGCGCCGGGACGGCTCTGATCCCGGCATCCTGAGGGCGACGACCGTCGCCCTAGTTGAAACACTCGAACCGTAAGGAGACTTCCATGGCAGCGCGCGCCATCACGCTGCTGCCGTCGGCTGCCCGCACGACCAGCGGCAGCGGCGACGGCAGTTCGGCCGCGGCCGAGTTCCGCGAGGGCAATGTCCTTCTGGACATCACGGCGGTGTCCGGCACCTCACCCTCGCTTACTGTCACGCTCGAGACCTCGGCCGACGGGGCGAGCTGGTTCGCGCATACCGCGTTCACCGCCAAGACCGCCGCCGGCAAGGACGTGCTGAAGCTCGCCAACCTCGGCAGCCATGTGCGCGTGTCCTACACAATCTCGGGAACGAGCCCATCCTTCACCTTCTCCGTCGTGCTCGACGGCAAGCGGGTGGCGTGATGGCGATCTCGACCTATGCCGAGCTGCAGACGGCGATCGGCAACTGGCTCGGGCGGCCAGGCGACCCGACGATCGCCGCCATCATTCCCGATTGGATCGCCTTGTGCGAGCTGCGCGTGAACCGCGAACTACGCGTCCGGGCGATGGAGGAGAGGGCGACCGCGACCGTCGCCGGCGCCTATCTCGCCTTGCCCGAGGAATTCCTCGCGATGCGCAACTTTCAGCTGAACACCAATCCGGTGACGGCTCTCGATCTCGTGTCGGCGGAGTTCATCGATCGCGCTGCCGCCGGTTCGAGCGCCGGCCGGCCGCGGCTCTACGCGATCGTCAACGACGAGATCCAGCTGGCACCCGCGCCCGACGGCCCGTACACGGCGGAGATGGTGTACTGGAAGAAGCTCGAGGGACTCTCGCCGGAGACGAGCACGAACTGGCTGCTGATCAGTGCGCCGGACGTCTATCTGTTCGGCGCGCTGGCCGAGGCCGCCGCCTACCTCGGCGACGATCAACACCTGCCGCAGTGGGACGGCCGCTATCAGGCGGCGATCCGGCAGTTGCAGGACACCGACGATGCCGGCAAGTGGTCCGGCGCGACGCCGCACTCGCGTTTCGTCGGCGCGACGCCGTAACCGCGACCCGAATCCTTGGGACAAACTCATGGCCGACAATATCCAGACTCCTGCCGGCAGCGGCAGCGACCCGGCTGTCGCGACCGACGAAATCGCTTCGGTGCACTACCAGAAGGTGAAAATTGCGCTCGGTGCAGAGAGCGTCCTGGACACGCTCTTGCAGGCCGGTCAGCAGAGCATGGCGAACAGCCTGCCGGTCGCGATCGCCGCGAACCAAACGCCGGTCCCGGTGGATGCGACTCCGTCCGCTCCGATGGCGAGCGAGTACCTTCCCGTGCGCCTGACCGACGGCGCCAGCTTCCTGACGCAGGCCGGCGGCGCCGCCCAAGCCGACAAATCGACCTTTGCCGAAGGCTCCGGCAGCTTCACGCCCATCGGCGGCACGTTCAACGATTCGCTCGGCAGCGATCCCGCCGAAGACCAGGCGGCGGCCGCGCGCATCACCGCGAAGCGCGCCTTGCACGTCAATCTGCGAAACGCGATCGGGACCGAGATCGGCGTGGCGGCCGCGCCGGTGCGGACCGATCCCACGGGCACGACGGCGCAGCCGGTGAGCGGCACGGTCGCTGTCTCGAGCATCTCCGCCAGCATCGTTCCCGGTACGGGCGCAACCCATCTCGGCAAGGCCGAGGATGCGGCGCACGCATCGGGCGACACCGGTATCTTCATCCTGGGCGTGCGCAACGACACGAACGCGGTGCTGACGAGCGCCGACGGCGACTACGGCGCTTTTGCCATCGACGGCAGCGGGCGCCAGCGCGTGCTAACGCAAGGGCCGGAGGATCACGGCGTTGCCATCGGTCCGCGGCCCGTGGTCGTCGGCGCCGAGGCGCGGACTGCTGAACAGACGGCCGTCGGATCCGGCGCGGTGACGCGCCTGCAGGCGGACCTCCTCGGGAAGCTGGTCGTGCGGCCGCATTGCATCCCCGAGCAGCAAGTCGGGGGAGTCGCTTCGACGACAGGCACCTCCGACGCCACCGTAATTGCCGCCCAGGGTGCAGGTGTGCGCCTCCATGTCACGGCCATCAGCGTCGCGAACAGCAGCTCCACGGATGCGATCGTCGAGATCAAGGATGGGACGACGGTGATCTGGCGCACGGCCGCGCCGCAAAAGGGCGGCTCCAACATGCGCTTCGATCCGCCCCTGCGGCTGAGTGCCAACACGGCGCTCAACATGGCCAGCCTCACGGCCGCCTCGACGATCTACTTCAGTGCCAACGGCTACCGGAGCGCGAACTGATGCTCGGCGTCTGCGAGGAGTTGCCCATCCGCGATCGTAGAACCCGGCTGTGCAGCATGGCCTCGGATCTCATGCTGCTCGGCGTCGGCAGTCGGCCTGCAGGCGCAGCCACTGCGGGCTACCTCGTGCAGGAGAGCGATGGCGTATCGCGGTTCATCCTCGAGGACTCCTCCGGCAACCTTCTTCTGGAGTAAGAGACAATGGCCGATACGAAGATCAGCGCGCTGGCCGACGGTGCGCTGCTGCAGCCCGGTGACCTGCTGGTCGTTGCCCGCGGCGGCGGCAACAACCGCATTGACGGAGACGACATCACGGCCCTGCACGCCCGGGGTGCCAGCACCGTCGATGTCACCAACTCCACGACCGAGACGGCGCTTCTCAGCTATGCCGTTCCGGCGAACGAGCTGGGCACGACGCGCAAGCTGCGCTGCGAAATGGGGGGCGACTACCTCAACAACAACGGCATCGCCCCTACTCTGCGGCTGCGGATCAAGTACGGCGGAACCACGATCTTTGACGATACGGTGGCCGTTACCTCCGTCAGCACCACGCGTCGTCCCTGGTACCTGACGTTTTCGCTCTGCGCAAACGGCGCCGCGGGCGCGCAGTCTCTGTTCGGGTTCTTCCTGCTGGGCACGGTCGGCGGTGCCACTGCGGGCATCGGCGACATGGATACGGACGAAACCGAGAGCACAACGCCGTTCTTCGGCACGTCGGCCATCGACAGCACGCTTTCGCAGACGCTCGAGGTCACTGCGACCTGGAGCGCGGCCAGTGCCGCCCTCAGCTTCCGACGCTTCCATGCAAGCTCGGAACGGTTGTGATCCATGCTGCTCTTCTTCCGACGAGTGCAGCAATGGCAGCCGGCGGCAGTGGCCGCGGGTGGTTGGCACGGTGTCGTGCCGGTCACTCCTGCCTGGAGCAGCGCCGCCCCGGCGACCGGTGACTGGTCCGCACCCGACGGCTCCGCCGGTGCATGGGTGGCGACGCTGCCGGCCGCGACGGACTGGCAGGATCAGGGCTAATTAACCCGCGGCACAGAGGCGCCGGTCATGTGATCGGCCGTCCTGCCGTCGTACTTCAGCATCCAGACAACAGGATCTCCAGATGGTTCCAGTCGGTGCCTGGCAGCCTGATCTGCCGGACTTCGAGAATCCCGGCGCGCTCGAGGCCAAGAATGTCATTCCCGACGCCGGCGGCTATCGGCCGCTGCCGTCCCTGGTCGCGACTGGCGGCGCGATGGAGGCGCGCGTGCAAGGGGCAGTCCTGGCGCGGGGCCAGGGCGGCGCGATCGCCAACTTCGCCGGCGACGGCACCAAGCTGTACCGCTGGGACGGCGCCGGCGTGAACTGGGAAGACGTCAGCCGCACGACCGGCGGTCCCTACGGCGTTCCGGCGGACGGCGGCTGGTCGTTCGCCCAGTTCGGCGACCTCGTGATCGCGGTCAACGGGGTCGATGCGCCGCAGAAATTCGCCATCGGCAGCGACACCCGGTTCGCGGCGCTCGGCGGCACGCCCCCGACGGCGCGTTTTGTTTCCACGGTGCGCGACTTCGTCGTCGTGGGCCGGTTGAGCGGCCTCGCCCAGCGCGTCCACTGGTCCGGCATCAACAACGCCGAGACCTGGGCCTCGTCGCAGGCGACCCAGGCCGACTTTCAGGACCTGCCCGACGGCGGTTTCGTCATGGGCATCGTCGGTGGCGAATTCGGCCTGGTCTTTCAGGAGCGATCGATCAAGCGCATGACCTATGTCGGCGTGCCCGCGATCTTCCAGTTCGACGAGATCGCGCGCGGCACCGGCACGCCCGCCGAAGGCTCGATCGCCCGCCATGAGGACATCGCGTTCTTCCTGTCGGACGACGGGTTTTTCGCCCTTCAGGGCGGGCAGGGCTTGCGCGCCATCGGCCACCACCGCGTTGACCGATTCTTCTGGAACGACGTCCGCCAGACCTACCTGCACCGCATTAGCGCCGCCATCGATCCGATCAACAAGCTCTATGTCGTGTCCTATCCGGGCCCGGGGTCGGAGCTGGTCGGCGGCACGCCGAACCGTCTGCTCATCTACAACTGGACAGCGGACCGCTGGAGCCGAGCCGAGGTCGAGATGGAGATGATCCATCAGGGCGCGTCGCAAGCCGGCTACACGCTCGACAGCCTCGACGACTATTCCACCAACCTCGATGCGCTGCCGTTTTCGCTCGACAACCGCGTGTGGACAGGCTCCGGGCGCCTCCTGCTTGCCGGTTTCACGACGCAGAACCGAGTCGCGTTCTTCAACGGCGCCAATCTCGCAGCTACGGTTGACACCGGCGAGGCGCAGCTGATCCCGGGGCGACGGGCGCTGTTGCGCAGCCTGCGGCCGATCGTCGACGGCATCGCCGCAACCGGCGGCGTCAGCGTGCGCGTGGGCACGCGCAATCGCACGATCGATCCCGTGTCCTTCGACCCCCCGGCAGCGCTCAACGGCTTCGGCTTCTGCCCGGTACGGTCGAACGGCCGCTACTTCCGCGCCCGCATCGACATCGCGGCCGGTGCAAGCTGGCGTCATATCCAGGGCGTCGACGATGTCGGAGCCAGTCCGGCGGGTGCGCGATGACGACGGGCTTTCCAGGCCTGCCGGTGGCCGGCGCCGACGCGCGGCAGGTTGCGGCCGTCCTCAACCGCGTCGCCCAGGGCAAGCTGAACTGCACCGGATCGGTGGTCCTGGCGGCCGGCAGTGCAACCACGTCGGTGAGCGATGCCCGTGTGACGGCGGCCAGCGTCATCCTGCTGATGCCCACGACCGCGAACGCCGCCGCCGAGCTTGGCAACGGTACGCTGTTCGTGTCGGCGCGCGCCAAGGGCAGCTTCATGCTGACGCATGCCAATAACGCCCTGACCGACCGCCAGTTCGACTTCGCCGTGATCGGCTAGCCGGATCCGAAGCCATGGTTGCGCAGCTCGTCGGCGTCCCGTCGGCCGAGATCGATGCCGTCTGGCCGCTCGTCGAACAGATGGTTGCCGCTGCCTGCCGCCGCGGCCGCGACAAGGACACGTCGGACGACATCCGCCGCGCCCTGAAGGCGCGCGACCTGCAGCTCTGGCTGGCCTGGAATGGCGCCATCACCGCACTTGCGGTGACGCAGATCGTCACCCATCCGCGCAAAACCTGCTGCCGCATCCGCATCTGCATCGGGCGGGAGCGGCGCTCCTGGGAAGCCCACATCGCCACGATCGAGGCATGGGCGAAGGCGCAGGGCTGCGCCGCAATGGAGTTGATCGCCCGCCCCGGCTGGTCGCGCCTCCTCCGGCGCCACGGCTCCCGTATCGTACGCGTCCGGCGAGGGCCGCCTTGCGGTTACGCGGGGGATGGTGAAGACATAGGCGTATGGCTGAGCATATGCCTATTCCGAATGTGACGCGGCTCGACGTGATCACGACCGGGGCGCGGCG